TTATCTTAGATGAGTTTGCCGAGTGTGATCCTATTGTTTGGTCACAGGTGGTTCGTCCAGCGCTGTCTGATAGGCGTGGGTGGGCGATATTCATTGGAACTCCAAAAGGCAGGAATCATTTTTACGATATTTTCCAGGCATCTATGAAGTCTGAGAAATGGTTTAACTGTGTATTTAAAGCCTCTGAGACCAGGGTCATTTCGCTTGATGAGTTAGAGGGCGCAAGGCTAACGATGACTGAGGAGGAGTATAATCAGGAGTACGAGTGCGACTTCTCGGCGGCCCTTGTTGGAGCTTATTATGGTAAGACTATGGATAAGCTTGAGGCTGATGGTCATATTGCAAGTGTGCCTCACGACCCGGCACTTCCTGTTGATACGTTTTGGGATTTAGGAATTGGGGACACAACGTGTGTTTGGTTCCTGCAGCAGATTGGACTAGAGTATCACTTGATAGATTATATTGAGATGTCTGGCCAAGATCTGGCGTACTACGTTCAAGAGTTAAAGGCTGGCGATAGATCACGTTACAATTATAGGGATCATGTTTTGCCGCACGATGCCAAGGCGAGAGAGCTTGGGACTGGAAAGACAAGGCAGGAAACGCTTAGGTCTTTGGGTCTTACTACTACTATTTTGCCAAAGCAGTCGGTTGAAGACGGTATCAATGCGGTGAGAATGCTACTTCCTAAATGCTACTTCGACAGACAAAAGTGTGAAAGAGGTCTAAACGCCTTGCGGAACTACGAAAAGGAATATGATAATAAGAATAAGATTTTCAGGAATAAGCCGAAGCATAATTGGGCTTCCAATGGATCTGACGCGTTCAGATATTTAGCTTTAGGGCAAAGGCCTGAAACAACTAGACGTAGATCGGAGCAGTTGCCAACGGTAACTGACTCCGTTTACGATATTTTTGAGGTGTGACATGGGTAGATTTAATCTTGCTAGTGAGTCCGGTCTTTTGGGCGCAAAGAAGAAGCGAGAACGTCAAAGGGCTAACCTTGCTGGATTAATCCAGGGTGACGAGACCATCTCAGAGGACACTAAGAAAGAGCTTCTGGCTGGTGTTGAGGCAGCTAATGCTTTGGCTCAGGGCTCGACCACAAAAGACGCTAGCAACATTGATATTTCTGGTCAGCAGTTTGCGACCATAACCTCAACTCTTGGTGATGCTCGAGAGGGTAAGGGCGACAAGTTTAAAGGTCGCCAGGCCGCCAAGGCTAGGTCCTCACTTTTATTAGACAGGCCTGGAAGAAATCAATTATTACTATCGAGGTAGATCATGCCAATTTTGCAGCCTAAGCAGCTTACGGAACGTTACCAACAACTTAAATCTTCTAGATCTAACTGGGAGACTAATTGGCAAGAGTCGGCTGATTACCACATGCCCAATAAGGCCACTGTAAATGTACGACGAACGAGTGGTGACAAGCGCGGAATAATGCTTCTTGATAATACCGGGATGGTTTCTCTGCAGCAGTTGGCTGGTTCTTTACAGTCGTTTGTGACTAACCCATCTGTTCACTTCTTCAAGCTTGCAACTGGTGACGACGAGTTAAACAGGCAAGACGATATAAGAAAATGGCTTCAGGACTCTACAGAGAGAATGCACAATGTTCTTAATAATTCTAACTTTCATACGGAAGTGCATGAGACATATCTTAACTTGTGTCTATTCGGCACGGCACCTTTATTTATACTTGAGGATGACGAAGAGGTTGTGAGGTTTGGGGCTAAGGTTATTAATGACCTTGTCATCGCAGAGGATTCTAAGCACAGGATAAATCAAGTTTTCAGGATGTTTGAATTTAACGCAGCTCAATTGGTTGAAGAGTTTGGCGAGGAAAATGTTGGGCGGGATGTTCATCAGTGTTGGAAAAAAGGGGATAACAAGAAGTTTAAGGTTTACCATGGGGTTTACCCTGATGACGTATCTGGTTCTGGTAAATGGATTTCACAACATATATTAGATGACGGTTCTATTCAGCTTAGGATAGCTGCCTTTAATGAGTTTCCTTTTGTTGTGCCTCGTTGGACCAAGATGCCTGAGGAGATCTACGGAAGGTCTCCCGCAATGACTAGCTTGCCAGAGATGAAGACTTTAAATAAGATGATGGAGATTACTCTTCGTGGTGCTCAGAAGGTAATTGACCCTCCTTTGCAGGCTGAAGATGATGGAAGTCCTTTACAGATTAGAACTCGTCCAGGGGGGATTAATTATCGTCGTCCTGGTTCTGCTCCTATCACTCCTATATTTAACGACTCACGGGTTGACTTTGGCTTTCAGATTCTTGAAGAGGGCCGTAAGCGTGTGCGCCAGGCGTTTTTTGTAGATCAGCTAAATCTACAGCAGGGGCCACAGATGACGGCCACTGAGGTTAATGCGAGATTACAAGAGGCTGCTCGCCTTATGGGGCCTGTCATTGGAAGATTACAGAGCGAGTTCCTTGATCCGCTTATTGACCGAGTGTTTAATATAATGCAGCGGCGTGGTTTGTTTTTAGATGCTCCAGACATTTTAGCTGAGAAGGATCTAGATATTCAGTTCACTTCGCTTGTGTTCCAGGCGCAGAGGGCTAGCGTGATCAATAACACTTTAGAGTTTGGAAATGCTCTTGCTCCTTTTGCTCAGGCAGACCCTAGTATATTAGACCTTATTAATGGTGATGGTCTTGTGCGCGTTCTCCACAACGGCATAGGCGCTCCTGAGGAAATATTGCGCGATGTCGCAGAGGTGGAAGGCATACGGGATGCAAGGCAGCAAGCTCAAGAAGAGGCTATACAACAGCAGCAAGAGGCTGCACAATCAGCGAATATGAAAGATCAAGCTCAAGCGTTAAAGGCCGTTCGATAATTTATGGCAGGTAAAGTTAGAAAAAAGCTAGCGGCGACGATTAGTGACTATCAATTTGTCTTCTCATCGCCTGAAGGTCAGAGAGTTATCTATGATCTTTATAGGAATTGTGGCTGGTGGGTCACTTCGTTTGTTCGTGGAGAGCCGGACGCTACCTCATTTAGAGAGGGAGCAAGGTCTGTTGCCCTTTATATAAACGCCAAGTTGAAATTGGATTTAAAGAAACTAGACGAGCTACAAAAACAGGGAGAAGCTAACGATGGACGTGCCCCAACAGATTGAAGAAGTGATGCAGCCACAAGCTGCCGAGCAGGTGCCGCAACAGGTTCCTCAGCAAACACTATCGCAAGACTCTGGGGTTTTGACTCCTGGACCAGCCCCGACTCCTCAGGCTACTCCGTTTGATCCGGCAAGAGAGTGGATACCGGAAGAGTACAGAGGCGAGTCTTGCTTAAAGAATTACACTAACATCCCTGATCTAGTTAAAGGTTTTGTAAGTGCTCAGAAGCAAATTGGCTATGACAAGATGACTGTTCCTAACGAGCATTCGACTCAAGAGCAGTGGTTGGCGGCTCATAGGAAGCTTGGCCTTCCATCTGATCTTACACAGTATCAGCTCGAGGTCCCGCCTGATGCGAACTTCAATGATGGGTTTGTGACTGAGCTTAAGGAGCAGATGTTTAAGGCTAATATTTTGCCACAGCAGGGGAACCAATTACTTAAGTGGTATGCTGAGGCTAATGATCGGGCTTTAGCAGAACAGAATCAGCAGTACGAGGCCGATGTTGAGAGGGGCATATCTGAGCTTAAACAGGAGTGGGGAAATGCTTTCCAGCAAAGGGTTTCGCAGGCGAAGAGCGTTCTTGATAAGTTTGGAGACGAGCAAGTTTTTGATTGGATTGCTAAGGAAAACTTAGCTGATGATAAGAACCTTATAAAACTTTTGTCTAAGATTGGGCAAAATATGTTTAAGGAAGACAGCATTGTTGGTAAGGGCCAGTCTAGCGTTATGACGCCAGACAGCGCCAAGTCTGAATGGCAGAAGATCCAAGGAGATAGGCAGCATGCTTATTGGGATCGGCAGAATCCTAACCACCATAAAGCGCTTGATGACGTCAAACATTTATTTGAACAAATGAATCCAGAGGGTTGACAAAATATTTTG